ATACAAATGCTACAATTACAACTAATGGTACAGGCGATTTAACTATTTCAACAAATGGTGGAACAGATTCAGGCACGATAAAAATAGAAGATGGTGCAAACCAAAACATCACAATAGAACCTAATGGGACAGGTGACATATTATTAAATGGTGAAGTAGGTATAGGTTCAATGTCTGGTCAAACCGTTGATAGTGTAGTACACATCAGAGATGCCGAGGCAACCATAACACTCCAAAGAATTGGTGATACAGGTACGCCGGGTATTACTTTCCAAAGTAATGGCGGTAACGCAAGAGCCAAAATGTATATGGACGGAACTGATGGAACAAACAAAGAAATAGTTTTTGAAAACAAAGTGAATACTACTATGGAAGAAAAATTCAGAGTTACACTAAGCGGTGCAAAAGTTACAGGCAATTTTGAAGCTACTGGTGCTCAAATAGATTTTGGTGGACTTCCAACATCTGACCCTAGCGTTGCAGGCAGACTTTGGAACGATTCTGGTGCAGTTAAAGTAAGTGCGGGATAAGAATGGAGAGTAATTAAATGTTAAAAATTTATATGTTGTTATTTGTTCTAGGAATAATCGGAGGTGTTGGTTATGGTGGTTACTCCTACTATAAAGACACTCAATCAAGAATTGCTACTTTAACTGCAAACAATGCTAAGCTAGAAGTTGCTGCAAAGATGCAAGAAGAGACAATCAATACAATGATTGAGGATAGAGAGAAATTAGCAGAACTAAATAAAGGACTGCAAAAAAACTTACAGACAGCAGAGAAATACGGTGATCAATTGCGTAATACTCTGCGAAAGCACAATTTAACACACTTGGCGAATAAACGTCCAAGTCATATAGAACGGAAGATGCAAAATGCGACTAATAGGTTATGGGATTGTCTTGCTGACATCACTGACCCTACTGCAAGGGTGCAGTCGGAAGCCGGAACCAAAAGTAGTAACTGTCACAAAGGTAGTAAAACAGGAAGTTCCAATAGTAGCAAGACCAAAGCAAGTCCAGCTAAATGACGTTAAAATTTATGTAGTTTCAAAATTAAACTACGAAGAATTTATTAAGGCGTATGCAAAAAAGAATGGCGCTGATTCTTATATTGCAATATCAGTAAAGGATTATGAAAATCTTTCATTAAACTTTGCTGAGTTAAGACGATATATAGAACAACAAAAACAGATCATTATCTATTATGAAAATGCAGTAGCACCAAATAAAAAAGGAAGTAAAAATGGGACAGTTCAATAATAAAATTTCAGCAGAATTTCATCCGCCCAAGAAATGGATTTTGGAAAGAGCTTTGTCATATCAAAATGACAAAATATTTTCTTCTGCACTTCAAGATGTTGGTGTGAAAGTTGCTGCAAATAGAATTACTTGCAGAAAAGGTTTTGTAACTGATCTTGCAAGTGTGCCAAGGGCAATCTGGTGGTTGATTTCCCCTTGGGATATTGCTCGAGCAGCAATTATTCATGACCTTTTATATCTTAGAATTCGTCAGTATCGTGCAGAGAATGAAGACCCAGAAGATATAAATATTAATCTTACTATTGCTAAATATAAAGAGGCAAAGAAAGCTGCAGATAAAGTATTCCTTATGGCGATGGAAGATGCTGACCCTGTTGTTCCAAAGTGGAAAATGAAAGCAGCTTACTATGCAGTTGTTTTGTTTGGTCGTTGGTCAATTATTCCAAGAGAAGGGGATTGATATGCAGAAGAAATTACCAAAAGATTTTTTTACTTGGTTGTTCAGAACATTGAATATCAAAGTTAAAAAAAATGATGGTTGATGAATGGGGTGTGACCTATTGTAAAAATTGTGGTCATGAATCACATTGTGGAACAAACAAAATGGCTGAACATCGTGGTTACAGTGTCGATGGCGCAATCATGGGTATGATAGAAGTTTGTAAATCTTGTCGTTGCGAAAAATGTAAACAACCCGATTGGGGCTAATATGGGGTGGAGAGATACAGGATTTGCAGTTACACATGCTAGAAATATTCCATACTATGAGCTTGAGGAAATGAAGAATTCCGTTAAAAGATGTCATAATCTTTTTAGAAAGAAACTACCCATGTATGATACAATGTATCTTTTGAAGATTATGGATTACGGCCAACTACAAAGAAATTATAGGGGATAGGGATGGTAGGAATAGATTGTAATAATCCAGAGTGTAATAATCCTTTGTGTGTATGTGATCCATGTGATTGTACAGAGGAAACCCCTTGTAAATGTTGCATTGAACAAAATGACATTTAATTTTAATCACCCTAAAGATGCCGGTATGGGTTATTGGGAACATCTTAGATTTGCTTGGGCAGAGATGTTTCGCTTAGGTTGTATGGAGTTTGTCATGTTTGTTCATGGTTTATTTCCATTTATATGGGATAAAAAATTTAGTAATTATATAAAAAACGCAAAGAAAAGGATGGAACATGTGGATTTTTCTGATTAGTAGTATTGCTTCTTCTATTATTGGTAGTGCTGCAGACAGCTGGTTTGCAGATACTAAACTAGGTAAGTGGTTCTACAAAAAAGTTGATGATGTTGCATCATGGGCTTCTAAAAAGTTGGGATTGAAGGTCTTGCAAGATGAAGATAATTGGAGAGCAAAATACCCAAATGTCAGTAAGAAACTTGACGAACTTGAAGCCAGAATTAAAAAATTAGAAAAGGAGAACTAATAAATGACTAAAACAATCATCGCACTTGCAGCAGTACTTGGTTTGTCAACTACTGTTTTAGCAGCTGACAAAAAAGTGCCTGTTGTCGATCCAATGAGTGTGGTTGATCTCGCAATTGTATCTGATACAGAATATGACATTGATGCCGAAACAACAACTACAGAGCTTGGTGTTGAAGCAGGAATGGAAGGATTAACCCTTTCATTACTACCAAAGTATGATTGGGATAAGAGCGAGGTTAGTAATATCGAACTTGGATTAAGTTATGATTGGAAGATAACCAAAACCTTAAATATTACACCTTATGGCAAATACAATGTGGATAGTGACTTTGAAGAAAAAGGTAAAACTGTTGGTGTGAAGACTAGATTTACTTTTTAATTTACCAACTAACACAGGAGAAATAAATGATTAACTGGATCAAAAACAGAGTAATGGAACGTACCTCATGGGACGGCGGCGCAATGATTGCTGTTGGACTTGTAGTATTGTTTCTTGGCCCTTTTGCAAAGTATGCTGCAATGGCTGCTATTGCATGGGGTGTTCTTACCATGTTGAAATCTGAAAGTTAATAATTATGCCAGAGTTGGAAACAGAGGTTGAACTTCTTAAAAAAGAATTGCATGACCAAAGAAAAATTCATGATCGTTTGGATGTTGCAATTGAGAAGCTGACTGATGTTTCCAACTCTATCAACCGTATGCTCGCTGTGCATGAGGAAAAGATTGCAAGACAAGAAGAAGCAATCTTTGAAGCAGAACAAAAAATAGAAGTCCGTAGGAGCGAACTGCTTGTTAAGATAGATGAGCTCCATTCTAGAGTCACCACAAATACCAAAGAAATTATGACAGCAGCTGCAAATCAGCATATGGAACAAAACAAAGAAATACAAAAAATTCGTGATGATATACATGCCCGTGTGGGTGTGTTAGAAAAGTGGAGATATGTTCTCATTGGAGGATCGATTGTCATAGGATTCATGTTACATAAATTTATTGATTTTAGTCCTTGACAATTTAACTTTAATCCTATATTATTATGCAATGGATTCATATATCGACATAAAATACCTTTCTATAATTTCCCCACAACTTCAACTGTTTAAAAAGAAACAGGATTTTCTATGGAATTTTCGTTGCCCGTATTGTGGAGACTCCCAGAAGTCTCGTACAAAGGCAAGAGGATTTGTGTACCGTAAGAAAAATGACTTGTTTTTTAAGTGTCATAATTGCGGTGTGGGTACAACATTGGGTAAGTTGATTGAACATATAGACTCAAAAACTTACAAAGACTATATAATGGAACGATATAAAAGTGGGGTTAAGTCAAATAACCCTGAGCCGGAGTTTACATTCAATGAGCCAGTCTTTCGTCCCAAGGGTATCCTCAAAAATCTCAAGTCACTTTCAGACTTATCCACAGATCACCCTGCACGGAAAATTGTCGAAGACAGAAAAATACCTGTTGAGTTTATGTCCGAATTATATTTATGTGAGTCATTTTACAAATTCACAAATAGTTTAGTATCAAACAAATTTCCTTCCTTGGATGGAGATCACCCAAGGTTGCTGATACCGTTTAGAGATGAGAAAGGAGAAGTGTTCGCATATCAAGGGAGAGCATTTGGAAAAGAACAACCAAAATATCTTACTATCAAGTTAGAGGAACGAGATAAGATATTTGGATTGGATCGAGTCGATAAAACTAAACATGTGTATGTGGTTGAAGGTCCACTTGATAGTTTGTTCATAGAAAATTGTATTGCAGCTGCAGGAGCTGATATTCCTTCTATGGATTGTGATCATACAATTATTTTTGATAACGAACCAAGAAACGGTGCGTTACTAAAACAAATGGAGAAAGAGATTGACAGGGGTAGTAGAGTTGTAGTATGGCCCGATAACATGAAACATAAAGATATCAACGATATGATTATCGCTGAATATTCTAAAGAAGATATACAACAAATTATAACAAACAATACCTTCTCAGGTATCGCAGCAAAGTTGAGGTTCGCAGAATGGAGAAGGATATAGGAGCAAATAAAAATGGAAAACGCAACCGCTGAAGTTGTATACCTAGAAACCACAGAAGACTACGTTGGAATTAAAATAGACAGAACCAAGGATCAGCATTTATCAGAACAAGCTAAGAAATTACTCAAAGATTATTATCAAACCAAAGAAGAAGTATCACCACAACAAGCATATGCAAGAGCAGCGGTTGCGTATTCAAATGGTGACATGGAACTTGCCCAGAGAATTTACAATTATGTAAGTGATCGATGGTTTATGTTTGCTTCTCCTGTTTTGTCTAATGCACCCATGCCGGGAGAGAAGACACGAGCATTACCTATTTCTTGTTTTCTTACATATGTTCCTGATACTCTGGAAGGATTGATTGACCACTCTGCTGAGTTGCGTTGGTTGTCTGTCAAAGGTGGTGGAGTCGGTGGACATTGGAGTGATGTTCGTGCAGTATCAGATAAAGCACCCGGCCCAATGCCATTTATTCATACAGTAGACGCTGATATGACCGCTTACCGGCAAGGGAAGACCCGTAAGGGGTCATATGCTGCATACATGGACATATCCCACCCTGATATTGTAGAGTTCCTTAATATGCGTATTCCTACAGGAGATGTCAATCGTAAGAACCTTAATCTGCATCATGCGGTGAATATCACTGATGCTTTCATGCGAGCAGTAGAACGTGATGAGATGTGGGACTTGGTTGACCCGAATGAACAGGAAGCCCGTGACAGTATGAAGGCAAGAAAGTTATGGGAAACTATTCTAGAGATACGTTATCGCACAGGGGAACCATATCTTAACTTTATAGACACAGCAAATCGTGCATTGCCTCAGTCTATGAAGGACAGGGGTTTGAAAATCAATGGATCAAATCTATGTAATGAGATACATCTACCAACCAGTGATGATCGCACTGCTGTATGTTGTTTATCGTCTGTCAACATAGAGTTGTACGATGAATGGAAAGACACAACAATGGTTCGTGATCTTATTCGTTTCCTAGACAATGTTCTTCAGTTCTTCATTGACAATGCCGGTGATGAGATTAGCCGTGCAAGATATTCTGCCGAGCAAGAACGATCTCTTGGTCTTGGTGCAATGGGTTGGCACAGCTATCTCCATAAACATCGTATTGCTTTTGAATCCGACACAGCAACATTAAAGAACATTGAAATTTTTCAACATATCAAAAATCAAGCGGTAGAAGAAACAACAGAGTTAGCACAAGAACGTGGTGAGTGTCCTGATATGGAAGGGACAAACAAACGCAATTCCCATCTCTTAGCAATTGCTCCTAATGCGAACAGTTCCATTATCTGCGGCACATCTCCATCTATTGAACCAAGTAAAGCAAATGCTTATACACACAGAACTCGAGCTGGTTCACATCTGGTTAAAGACAAGTACCTTGAAGAAGAATTGGAAAATGTTAAAAAGAATGATGCAAAGACTTGGAGTTCAATTATCACTAGTGGTGGTTCAGTGCAACACCTCAAGTTTTTATCACCAGAGATAAAAGAAGTGTTTAAAACTGCTATTGAAATTGATCAGAAAAAAATTGTTTCTCAGGGTGGTGATAGACAAAAGTTTTTGTGTCAGGGGCAATCTTTAAATATATTCTTTCCCCCAAATGCACCAAAGTCAGAACTACATAAAGTACACTATAACGCATGGAAAGAAGGATGCAAAGGATTGTATTATTTACGCACAGAAACGTCAAACAAAGCAGAGAATGTATCAACCAAAGTAGTGCGTGATGCACTAAAAGATTATGAGAGTCAGACCATGAGTCAAGAGGAGTGTGTTGCATGTCAGGGATAAGGATAGTAACAAAGTCAGATTGTCCTTTTTGCACCATGGCTAAGAATTGGTTCAAAGAACATGCATTTGAATACGAAGAAGATTTAATTGATAATGAGGAAGAACGTCTTGCGTTTTATCAGACCATCAATGGAGCAACAGAAGTTGTTGGAGAGAAACCATTTCGTAGAGTAAACTCCGTTCCTCAAATATTCATAGATGATAAACTTATCGGTGGGTACGATGATCTTATGAAAATGGGTGATGACCTGTTGAAAAAACGCAGTGGCGGTGGGTTGATGCAGTTCAGTGAAACATATAAACCCTTTCACTATCCTTGGGCTGTAGAGATTACCACACGCCATGAGAAGGCGCATTGGATTGAGGACGAACTTGATTTATCAGAGGATGTTGCTGATTGGAAGTCAGGTAAGGTAACTGAGATTGAGAAAGAATACGTCACTAACATTCTACGTCTGTTCACACAGTCAGATGTAGCAGTGGGTCAGAACTACTATGATCAGTTTATTCCCAAGTTCAAGAACAACGAAGTGCGTAACATGCTTGGTTCTTTTGCTGGTCGAGAAGGTATTCATCAACGTGCATATGCTCTGTTAAATGAAACTCTTGGTTTGCCGGACAGTGAGTATCATGCTTTTCTTGAGTACAAAGTAATGGTTGACAAGATTGAGTTTATGCAAGAGTCAGACAACAATACTATGAAGGGACTTGGCCTTGCACTTGCAAAGTCAGTGTTCAATGAAGGTGTTGCTTTGTTCGCATCTTTTGTTATGCTCCTTAACTTTCAGCGGTTCGGTAAGATGAAGGGTATGGGTAAGGTTGTCGAGTGGTCCATTCGTGACGAGTCAATGCACGTTGAAGGTAACTCAAAGTTGTTCCGTCAATTTTGTGTTGAACATCCCAAGGTGGTTGATGATGATTTCAAATCAGAAATCTACACCATGGCTAGAGTTGCAGTTAAGTTAGAGGACAAGTTCATTGATCTTGCTTATAAACTTGGAGAGATCGAAGGATTGGAAGCCTCTGAAGTTAAGACCTATATAAGATATATCACAGACAGACGTTTGTTGCAGTTGGGATTGAAAACCAATTTCAAGGTAAAAGAAAATCCTTTACCTTGGTTAGAGTGGGTACTGAATGGTGCAGACCATACTAACTTTTTTGAGAACCGTGTCACAGAGTACGAAGTGGCTGGGTTATCTGGCAGCTGGGATGACGCATACGAGGCGGTTGCGTGAAATTAATAGTGTGCGAAGAGTGTGAAGCAGAGTTTCGCATTAAACATGATTTAAATGAAAATTATTACTCTATCAAGTTCTGTGTTTTTTGTGGCAACGAACTTGCTGAAGAACTTGAAGATGAAATAGAATGGGAAGATGAAGACACAGAGTGCTAAGGCAAAAGGTCGCAGATTACAGCAATGGTTTCGTGACCTTCTTATAGAAAAATTAGAAGTCCATCCAGAGGATATTGAGAGCCGTTCTATGGGTGCAGGCGGCGAAGATTTAATCATGGCTAGAGCTGCAAGAGAAAAATTTCCCTATTCTATCGAATGTAAGAACCAAGAAAGCGTCAATATTTGGAAATCTTACGAACAAGCACAAGAAAATTCTGGTAATTATGAACCAATTGTGGTTTTAAAACGTAATAATACTAAACCTTTAGTGTTAGTTGACGCAGATTATTTTGTAAAACTACATAATAAATCCTAATATATCCCAAAAATTATAAATATATAGTATATAAGGGGAGTGTCCTATGGAAGCATTTAAGTTAATTGCTGACCTAGGCTTCTCTATCGCAGCTGTGTTTGGCGGTGGGTTCTTTATTATTATGCTACTGAAATACATTCTTGAGTCTGTAGTCAATAAGGCTCAAGGTTTGAATGGTATGATTAGTGCATTGGATAATAGAGTCAAAACTATTAATAATGAAATTGTGCGACTTGATGCTTTGATATGCCATGCTTTGGGTGTTAAACCAGATACCCGAAGATTGAGTGCAGCAGATGGTAAAGAAGATGCTAGGAAAGACTGATGAATGAATTTGTTAACGCAGTAAATCAGTATGGTGTGCCAACCGTTACAGCTGTGGGTATGGCATACTTTATATTTTACATATGGAAATATGTTACTAAGACAATTTTGCCATCTTTAAATGAAGCAAGTGGTACATTGGTCGCACTTATAGATCGAATACGAATGTTAGATAATGACATGATACGATTGGACCAAAAGATCAATACGATAATTGAAATTCAAGATCAACAAAATGACCCCTTTGAGAAGGCACAACAACAAAGAGATGCACAACAAGATAAAAGGATAGATCGAAATTCTCAAACGATAGAAAAAATGAAAGGCAAAAAATGAGCAAGAATTTTTTGAATTTAAAAACAGGGCATCATGCTTCAGATGAATATTTCAAACACATGCCTATCTGGAATGATAGTGATATTCTAAAGACGTTTCTGTTTGGCTTGGGTGTTGGTGCTTTTTTGTTTTGGGTCGTAACACTTGTCACTTCAGTTTATGCTGCTGACCTTACTCATACATGGAAGTCACCTGCCTTTAGTGGCACTGGTTATAGCCAACATGTTCTTACTATTGAGAACCAAGAGTTCTCTAGAACAAAAACTATTAAAGAAAAAAAAGAGGCAGCAGAAAGACAAGCAGCAAGAGATGCCGCAAACACAAACTTATCAAAGTTTATGAAAAATGTGGAGTCAAGAATTTACGCTCAACTGTCGAAGCAGTTGGTAGATAGTATGTTTGGCGAATCTGCTTCCGAAACCGGCACAGTTACTTTTGAGGGAACAACGATAAGCTATGTCAAAAGTAGTGACACGGTAGATTTAACAATAGTGAGTCCAGATGGTAGCACGACTAATATTACCGTTCCTGTTGGCGACTTTACTTTCTAGTTGTCAGAGTATCCCAGAGGATGCTCCTGTAACTAGCACAAAACCGCTAGTCAATGAACTATACAACTTGCAACCCCCTGTTCGTAAGGTTCCTATAGCTGTATATAAATTTAAAGATTTAACAGGACAAAGAAAATCAAGTTCATCACTTGCACTATTAAGTAGTGCGGTGACACAGGGTGGAGATATATGGTTGATCCAAGCCCTCAAGAAAGCAGGAAAGGGAGAGTGGTTTCGAGTTGTAGAAAGAATGGAATTAGAAAACCTAGTAAAAGAAAGACAAATCATACGAAGCACAAGACAAAAATACGATGGAGATAAAGCAGAAAAAATTAAACCCCTGTTGTTCGCAGGCGTAATACTTACAGGGGGAATAGTTGGGTATGACACTAATACGAGTACAGGTGGGCTGGGCGTAAGGTATCTTGGTATTGGTGCGTCTGATGAATATCGCAAGGATATGGTAACAGTAGGCTTGCGTCTTATATCAACTCAAACAGGTGAAGTGTTACTAGCAGTCAGTTCTCAAAAAACTATTTTGAGTACAAAACTGTCAGCTACTGTATTCAAATTTTTGGATATGGGAACAAAGTTATTAGAAACAGAGGCAGGGATGACAGACAATGAGTCTACAACCTATGCTGTAAGAAAAGCAATTGAACAAGCAGTTCTAGAGATAATTAAAGAGGGCGAGAAGAAAAAATTATGGGAATATAAACAAAAGGAGAAAATCAAATGAGAACGAGCATACTTACCGTACTCGCTTTTATGATTATGAGCAGTGTGAGTTATGCGAGTGACGTATATATCACTCAGTCAGGTGCAAGCTTGACTGCAAACATCAATCAAGATGGTCAGACAAATAAGGTGGGTAATGACACTACCGATTTTACAATGTCTGGCGACAGTCAAACCTATGATATAGACCAAGTTGGTAATACCAATACGATCACTGGTTCGGTTACAGGTGATGATCAAAATTTGGTAGTAAACCAAACTGGCTCTAGTAATACTGCAGCTGTTAACGTGGGTACTAATTCTTCAGCATCAGACAACGATATTCGTCTGACACATACTGGTGACAGCAACACAACAACTGTTAACGTGGGTACAACTGCTGCATCAGGTGATGCAGATATTGACTTGACGGTTACAGGTAGTAGTAATACAGTGACCATCAATGAAAACAGTACTGCAACAATGTTGAACACTGATAAGAAAGTGACAAGCGTAACATTAACAGGTTCTAGCAATACTGTTACTTCAACACATACAGGTGCTGGAGATCACGATACCACATTGGCACATACTGGTTCTTCTGGAACTTTTAGTATTACTCAAGGTGGTGCTCATGATTCTGTAGTTGATATGACAACAAGTGGAGCAAGTCATAGTGTTACGATTACTGTTGACGATTAGTCTCATTCTCTTTAGTACCAGTGCTTATGGTGCTATTGGGAATGTGGTTAAACATAAAGGCAACGCTTCTGTTGAGAGGTCGGGTGAAAGGACTTCTTTGCAAAGGGGTTCTGGTATTGAGTTCAAGGACAATGTGCGAACTGGCAAAGGTAATGTTGGTATCACTTTTGTTGATAAGACAAATGTGGCTGTCAGCGCACATAGTTCCTTGGTAATTGATGAGTTTGTATATGATCCTAATTCAAGGACAGGATCGAAGTTGGTTATGAATATTGCTCTTGGCACAGTGAGATATGCCAGTGGTAATATTGCAAAGTTGAATAACCAGAACGTGGATATTCGCACACCGACAGCAAGGATTGGTGTGTTGGGAACAGCGTTCAGTATGACGGTAGATGAGATTGGTAAGTCACTGATTATCCTACTGCCCAACAAGGACGGATCGGTAGGCAAGATATCAGTGGAGACTGAAGCTGGACAGGTAATTATGAACCAAGCATTTCAGTCTACAATAGTTGGTACAGGTGAGAGCAATCCTACCAAGCCTGTGATACTAGACCTTTCGTTAGATCAGATTAATAACCTGTTGATAATTAGACCACCAAAGAAAAAACTCATTAAACTTCTCAGTGATTCAAAGAAGGGTAAGAATATACTTGATATCGATTTTCTTGAGTTTGCAGCGCTAGATAAAAATGAGTTAGAGGAAGACTTGTTTGAGTTTAACGAGTTGGATATTAATGATTTAGATGTAGAGCTGTTAGGTAACATACTTGATCAGATTGCTGCTGCTCTAGCACAATCAGAAATGGTTGATGGTCGCACTAGTGGATTTAACAGAACAACACAAGTCAATACGATAGTGGATGGTAATATGACACGCATAATACGAAGAGTAGGAAACAGTACGATAGACCTAGATTTAATTAACGATTACGGATACACAATAAATTTAACACAGGGTGGAATACCTGTGCCGGAGATAACAACAAGAGATGAAGACGCTTCTAATACTATTACTATCTATCAGTCTGAGTAGTGTAGCATATGCCAATGAGGTGTATATTACACAGTCTGGCGATGATTTAGATGTAAACATATCACAAGATGGTCGAAACAATACCATTACCAAAAACATATGGACTGTGCCATATGATTGGGAAGGTGATGATAATACATTTGATTTGAGACAAAAGAACACAAGAAACAATTCGTCAGATTCCAATTATCAAGGATTTCATATTGATGGGAATAATAACACTGTCAGAGTTGGACAGGGTTATGCAGATTATGGAAGTCTGGCTACAGCAGCAACTCAAGAATGGGACACAGATAATTGGGAAGGGGGTAATAATACAGCAATGATAGATATTCATGGTGATAATAATATTCTCAATATCGGACAGAGAAACGGAAGTCTAGGAAACTTTAATGGTCATGATGTAACCGCATATATATATGGTGACGATAATACAGCAAGGACAGTACAGGTACATGATGGAGCAAAGGATTTGACCTTAACACTTAATGGTGATGACCATACACTTTATGTAGAGCAAAGAAATACTGGTGCCCACAATGCAACAATTAGTTTAACAAATGGCACTGATCCATATTCCTTTTCACTTTCACAAAATTCTACTACTGCTCAAAACTATTCAATGACAGGTACATGCTATACTAGTGGAGGCTGTTCAGTTTCAGTAACACAGGATTAATATGAAAAAGTGGATTATATCATTATTTGTAATTTTATTATTGTGTGGGTTGCGTTTTGCAGACCCTTGGTTTCTGGATATGGTGCGGCTCAAAGCATTGGATCAACATCAACGTAATCAAGTATCCATGAACCTCTCTAACCTTGCTACAGTAGAGATCAATAACGAGACAATCAGAAAACTAGGACAGTGGCCGTGGGATAGAAACAGGGTCGCAAACCAGATTATTAAGTTATATCAGGCTGGTGCTTCCATCGTGGTTGTTCCTATACTATTTGCAGACCCAGACAGGTTTGGTAAAGATGCGGTCCTCGCAAGAATTCTCAAAAAAACACCAACAGTGATAGGACAGATACCCACTAATGACAAAAGTAATTCTGGTGTAGTGCGTGGAGTTGCTGCTATCGGATCAGACTGGCAACCGTGGGTATATCGATACACTGGTGTAGTCGGTCCCATTCCAGAATTAGCAAAGAGTGCCAACGCAGTTGGTATGATGGTAATCGCACCAGAGAGGGATGGCGTAGTTCGACGTATGCCTTTGGTCGTTGCATCAGACGGAAAACTATACCCATCTATCAGTATGGAAATTCTACGCATAGCTGCTGGTGATGTATCGTTTCAGATGAAGACAGGTATTGCTGGTGTGGAGAAACTACGCATACCAAAATACAAGATGATCGACACAGATGCCAACGGTAATATCTGGTTGGACTTTAAGTGGAAAACACCAGTTCATCCACTGCATGAAAAACTACCAGACCTAAAAGGTAAGATCGTGATACTGAGCATGACTGCATCTGGTCTTGAGAGTGTAGTGTCCACACCTGTTGGCAATATACATTCGCATGACCTTATTGCTGCATCACTTGCTACCATGATGACAGGTCGCAATATCACCAGACCGTTCTGGACAGACCTCGCAGAACTCGCAGTCAGTGGTGTAGGAGCTCTTATTCTAACAGTGGTAGTATTGACATTGGCATGGTATTTTGGGGCAGTATTACTACCCCTTTTCCTTGGTGGTACATTCTATGGTTCGTCTTATCTGTTCACTGAGTATAGTTATCTGGTAGATTGGTCCTATCCTGTCCTTACTATGTTTGTGGTCTGGGCTATCGCTGCGTTTCTACGGTTCATGGAAGAATACAAACAGAAGATGGAGATCAAGAAACAGTTTGCAGGGTACGCTTCACCTACAGTAGTTCGATTGTTACAGGAGAATCCTGCACTAATCAAAGATGGTATGAAGAAAGAGATCAGCATTTGTTTCTCTGACCTTCGTGGGTTCACACCATTGGGTGAGAGTTTCGGTGATGATGTCAAGGGTCTTACTGAAATTATGAATGGATACATGGATGCAATTACGCAGCCTATTCTAGACTCTGATGGTATGGTTATCAAATATATCGGTGATGCTTCTATGCACATACACAATGCACCGATTGACGATGATGACCATCCAAGAAGTGCAGTAAAAACTGGACTACAAATGTTGAGTGCAGTGGAGAAGTTTAATGATAAAATCGTTTCTGAGGGCCGGCCTCCAGTTGGTATGGGTGCTGGTATTAATACTGGGCTTGGTTATCTTGGAGAGATGGGAAGTACCAAACGTCATTCTTACGATGTTCTAGGTGATGCAGTATCAACTGCTGCTCGTATCGAGTCCAAGTGTAAAGAGTATGGATGTCTACTGCTGGTGGGAGAGTCAACCTATGATGTGACCAAGGATGACTTCTTCTATCTCAAAGTCGATGAATTGGCAGTCAAGGGTAAGACCGTAGGTATTCGTATTTACACTGTGCTATCTGATAATGAATGGGCACTTAAAAATACAAACTGGTTTGCTGCTCAACAACAACATGAGAAGATGCATGAGTATTATAAGATGCAGCAGTTCGATAATGCAATTAGACTATGTAATGATCTAAGTATAGAGTTTGACGGAAAAATGAAGAACTACTACACCATGTGGATTGAGCGTTGTGAATTCATGAAGACCCAACCTCTAGAGGAGGATTGGAACGGAGTATTCATTGCAACGACAAAATAGGCCTTGACAAAGTTACAATTTTCATGTATTATAATAACATAGTCAATAATTCAGAGGATAAATAGTGATATGAATCCTATTACATACGCACTCATAACAGTCATATGTATGATGGCAAGTTTTTACTTTGCTAAATACTTCACTGTCAAGTCATATTTTGAGGACATCGTTACGAATACTCTTGATCGACTTGAAAGCGAAGGATTTATTTTAACCAAGACAGACAAAGATGGTGAAAAGGAACTGGTTAAAGTATCCGAAGCCATTGTTGCTGCTGTAAATGAAGTAAAGAAGGAAGTGATAAAATGAAGAAGTTTCTCATGATTGCTGTTAGTGCAATCGCACTATCTGGCTGCATGGTAACAAACGCACAAAAAGGCGCTGTGATTGGTGGTGCAACTGGCGGTATCTTGGGCAACCATTTCGGTAAAGGTACAGGCAAAACTGTTGCAACAGGCGTTGGTGTTCTACTTGGTACAATGACAGGTGCAGCTGTAGGTGAAAGTATGGATAGACCTGTGACTGTTGTTCCAAACGGTAACGTGGTTAATCATAACATGGGTCATTCACATTCTAATTATCAGAGGCAATGCCTTTATGTGCCACACAGGTACGTTGATGCTCACGGACATTACCATGATTACAGTCGCATGGAATGTCGTATGATTAAAGTTGGTCCACATTTTCATTAATAAGGTCTTGACAAATTCTTACATATAGTTTATAGTTATAATCATGAGCGGTATGCATTTGATGCCCGTGTACTATTCTACCACTAGTACACGCAGGCTTAAAAAGAAAAAGAAGACTGCTTCTGTCCTTGAGGCAGAACGTCAACACGAAAAGTTTCTCAAGAAGATGGGAATCAAACGGAGTGTAGCGCAGTCTGGTAGCGCATCTGCTTTGGGAGCAGAGGGTCAGGGGTTCAAATCCTCTCACTCCGACCAGTTGCCTCTTTCTAACGATATACCAGTAGGTGTAACACCAAAGAGAAAAATACACAAACACAATTTCACAATTGCACCAGCATACAACAAAGGTGCATATCAAGTTATTTCAAAGAAAGATATAAAGGATATCGGAAGATGAAACATGATGATAGCGGTCTTACAGTTAATGTTCGTAACAATAATGTTGACCAAGCAATGCGAGTTCTTAAAAAGAAATTGCAAGAGGATGGACTCTTTAATGAGTTGAGAAAGAGAGAAGCATTTGTTTCTAAAGGTGAGAAACGAAGACGAGCAAAAGCTGCTGGTGCAGCAAGAGCACGAAAAGAAGAACAGAAAAGGCTTGAAAAAGAAGGTTACTAATTATGGAATTGAAGGGACATCATAATCCTTCTACAACTTCTACTCCATTAAAACACCAACATCCGTTAAGTTGGTATATTAAATGGATATCTTCTATAATTTTGATTGCAGCAATGATTGCCACAACAAATAATATGTATCCTTGGAACATGCTTTTGCAGTTTCTAGGTGTTGGTGGTTGGTTGTGGGTTTCAATCATCTGGAATGATCGTGCATTAATTGTAGTCAATGCAGTTGCAACTGCAATTATGGCAAATGGTTTGGTTTCGTATTTAATAAAATAGGATAAATAGAACATGGCAAAGCGTAAAATAACAGCTCAAACTGATAACAGTAAATGGGAAGCACCAAAGAAAAAACGCAAACCTCGTAAACCCATGACTGAGGAACAACGTGCTGCAGCTGCTGAACGTCTTGAAAAAGCAAGGGCAGTTCGTGCAGCAAATAATCCTGATTATGGTAAGTCTGGTGTTCATGCAAGTCTACGCAATTTATCTGATGATCACCAACTGAACCCTAACAAAGTCAAGAAGTGGATTAAAACCCAAAAAGATTTGTTGAAGACTGAAAGACAAGCTGTCCGACAAAATGTTAAAGGTGCGATTGCAAAAGTAGCAGAGACAGAAGCATACATTCGCAATATGCAAAAGTATCTGAGGGACGGTGATTGGGTAGACATGTTCTATGGTGAATATGGTGAAAAGAAAATACGCAACCGTTGTGTTGCTTTAAGTTACTATTGGTATGGTCCTAAAAAGGGTGAACCTAAAAGAGATGTAGGAACTTTTTATCCAGATATGGGTTGTGTATATACACAAGAAATGGCAGATGAAGAAAGAGAGATTACTGATGTCAGACGAGATAGAAAAACCGACGGCCGAAGTGATTCAAGGACCGTGGCCAAAAACAAAAAGAAAAGTAAAAGTACCAGACGTTGATCTGATCCAATTGCAAGAGAATATTGCTTTTGCAGATCATCTTACTGAATCACTAATGGTGCAAATGATACACACTATTGGTGAAAATGGTTATAATATCAGTGGGAAAAAGTTTGTTGGTAATATGGCATTTATTATAGAAACAGTTAAAGCATCTTTGTATGACGAATTGGGACTTGATCACCCTATGACTACGATAATGAAAGCAGTCACTAAAGTCAGTATAAATAAAAAAGATGAAGACTTAATTGACACTGAGGTTGACTTGGATGAGATAGAATTTCTTGCTCAAGTATTAGAGGATGATGAAGATGGCGGACCAGAAATCTCATAATCGTTTTTCTGCACAAGCAGTTTTTAATAAAAAATTTCACAGACCCTTTTCCCCTATGATAATGGAAACTATGGTTCCAGAACGATTTGTCGAAATTATAAATCGAGTTGGGGATGATGTCTTGTCTGATGACAAAAAAAGTGAGCAGTGGGATTGGTCACACAAACTAGTAGGCAAGGTACGCAAGGAAGTACAAATCCCAATAACAGATAAGGAAGAAAAACAATACCTTTCTAATGTTATGAAACAAGGTTGTCTTGATTATCTTAATGAAGCAATTTTTGATCGTAAAGCAAATGGTTGGGTAAAGATAGCAGGAGCTAAATCTCCACCACCAAATTTGTCTAATATTCATTTGACACAAAGTTGGATCGTAAGTTCTTATGCAGGGGATTTTAATCCTTGGCATCATCATACTGGTGATTTTTCTGCTGTGATTTATTTAAAATTACCAGATAATATGGTGGAAGAAATAAATGAAGATTTACAAGATCACTATCCAGCAAAAGGTATGATTGAATTTGCATATGGAGAGACACATGATTTCCGTAGCGACAATTTAAAGTTCATGCCAGAGGTAGGTAAGTTTGTAGTTTTTCCTTCATACCTAAAACATTTTGTTTATCCCTTTGGATGTGATGGTGAAAGAAGGAGCATGAGTTTCAATGCTCATATGGTGGTGCCACAAAAATGATATTAGTTGATATGAATCAAATCTCTTTGGCAAGTATGATGATGCATCTACATATGTCGAAGAGTAAAGAGCCAGATGATAGTGTGGTGCGACACATGATTCTTAATTCTTTGAGAATGTATCGTACTCGTTTTTCTTCTGAGTTTGGTGAGTTAGTTTTGTGTTACGACTCCAAACATTATTGGAGAAGGGATTTCTTTCCACAGTACAAAGCTAATAGAAAGAAAGACAGAAAAGAATCCTCTCATGATTGGGATGCTATTTTTGAATGTCTAAATGCAATCAAAAAAGAGCTAAAGAACAATATGCCTTACAAGTTTCTTGAGGTGTATGGTGCAGAAGCAGACGATATTATTGCTACTATTTGCACAGAATATGCAGAAGAAATATTGATTCTTTCTGGTGATAAAGACTTCATACAGCTCCAAAGATTTCCAAATGTGAAACAGTACAGTCCCATAACTAAAAAGATGGTTAATGGTGAGAACCCTAAAATGTATCTTAAAGAACATGTGTTCAAGGGTGACTCTAGTGACGGTGTTCCTAATGTACTATCGCCAGACAATACTTTTACAGATGGATTACGACAGAAACCACTTGCTAAAAAGAAAATAGCTTCATGGGTTGACCATGAATTTTCTGATGTTGCACCAAGTGATGAAGTCCTGAGAAACTATCAACGTAATAGGAAGTTGATAGACCTAACTTATACACCTGATGAGCTAACTGAGGAAATTCTTGCACAGTACAGAGAAGCACCAGAGGGTGATCGTAGTAAAATTTTAAATTACTTTATACAAAAAAGGTTGAAAAACCTGACTGAATCTATAGGAGAATTTTAATGGCAGTCGATACATATACACCTTTGTTTTCTGAAATCTTAACAAAGGTATCAAAATTGAAAACAAAAAAAGAGAAAGTTGCACATCTGAGAAAATATAATTCAGATGCACTTCGCATGGTAATCAAGTCTTCATTTGATCCAAAAATCAAATGGTCCTTGCCAGAAGGGGAAGTTCCTTTTATCCCTAATGACGCACCAGAAGGAACAGAACATACAGACCTTGCATATGAAGCAAGAAAGCTTTATCATTTTATTCAAGGTGGTGATGGAGCGTTGCATCAGAACAAACGTGAGAGCATGTTCGTTCAGATGTTAGAAGGTTTGCATCCAGACGAAGCAGAAATTCTTATTGCTGCAAAAGATAAGTCATTGCACCGTAAGTATAAAGGTTTATCTGAAAACGTGGTAAAGGAAGCATTTGATTGGGATGATAACTTTATGGTTGTAGAACACGATCAATACCCACAGGCGCCGGGCGCTGCCAACGGATGATTATTCTAGATGATATCAAACTAGATTATTCAGATGTATTGATTCGTCCAAAACGGTCAACGCTTACTTCACGGTTTGATGTTGAAATGGAACGAGAATATACATTCTGTAACAGCAAAAAGAAATGGAAAGGTGTGCCAATTATTGCCAGTAACATGGACACTACAGGTACGTTTGAAATACATAATGTATTAAGTGAACATGCCATGATTACTTGTATCGCTCGTCATTATAATAAAAGTGGTATGGAATGGTCACAATCAAAAAATAAGAATAAGCTGTGTGTTATGTCTGGTATCTCTGATATTGAGATACGAGAGATAGTTGGTGTATCTACTACATTTCCTGATGTTGCTTTTGTCGGATTAGATGTTGCAAATGGCTATACAATTAATTTTGTTGAAGCTATAAAACGTCTAAGAAATGAATTGCCTAATGCAACTATTATTGCTGGAAATGTCGTAACTGGTGATATGACAACAGAACTTATTCTTGCTGGTGCTGATATCATCAAAGTGGGTGTCGGGCCCGGAAGCGTGTGTACTACTCGTATCAAGACAGGTATCGGGTATCCACAATTAAGTGCAGTTATGGAATGTGCAGATGCGGCACATGGTTTGGGTGGACATATCATTGCAGATGGTGGATGTACATCGTCTGGTGATATTGTCAAAGCGTTTGCTGGTGGTGCAGACTTTGTTATGCTTGGTGGTATGCTTGCTGGTCACGATGAGTGTGATGGTGAGCTAGTATTTGAGGATGACGTAGAAGAACCTGTAGGAATGTGTTTCTATGGTATGGCATCTCGTACAGCAATGGACAAGCATGGTCACTCTAACAGAGAGTATCGTGGTGAGGAAGGTAAGACGGTAACTGTTCCTTATCGTGGTCCTGTAAAGAATACTGTTCAAGATATTTTGGGTGGTGTGCGTTCTGCTTGCACTTATGTTGGTGCGAGGAGACTAAAGGACTTGACAAAGTGTGCTACATTTGTTAGAGTCAATCATACGCATAATAGAGTATATGAATGATGGAGGAAGAAGTGGCAGAAAAATATGAAATATTAAAAGCATTGCGTAAAAGATACGAAGCAGATGTGGCAGCTGCTGTTGCAAATATTGAGGTATATAATAAAAACCCTGTTGGAATTGGTGAACACTCAGATATAGTTTCAGCAGTAGATTGTGAGGTTGCCAAACTTACTGATGCAGTGGATAAACTAGAAACCCTGCAAGAATTTTTTAGAGTCTAGTATAATGCCCCTAACAAGAAAGAGAGTTATATATGATCGTGATGGTGAAACACCATACATGCATAGATGGCACTTATTTTTTAGAGAAAAATCTGACCACATGGAGAAGAATGTGAAGTTACCATTTAATGCGTATCTTCATAAGATCGTATTGTCAGATGAACCAATTCTTCATGACCACCCTTGGAATTGGGGTACGTTTATTATTAGTGGTGGTTACTATGAGCATACACCAGAAGGAACTTTCTGGAGAGCTCCCGGCACGATGAGAACAAGAACATCTGTTGATTTACACTGGTTGGAGTTAAAAGATGATCAACCTTGTTGGTCTTTGTTCTGGCATGGTCCAAGAAAGAGAACTTGGGGGTTTCAAACCGATGATGGTTGGATGGATTATCGAACTTTTTTACAAAATCGTTTAGAAACAAGGACTTGAGAGATGGCTTTCTTATTGACAAATTCTAAATAGTATGGTACGATTAGATATAGTCAGAAAGAGAAACATCTATGAATTATCTCACAGTAACAGGATCAACAAAAAGAAAAAGAGGACTTGCTGAGAGTGCCATGATACATTGTATCAATGAGTTGATGCCTCGTATGAGAACCCTTGACATTGAGTTGACATTAAAAAGTCTTACAGATGAAGAAGTTGTTGGTTGGTGTCATGAAGGAGAAAATAAACGAGAGTTTTTCATTGACATTGAGAAGTCTCTTGACGGTGAAGATTTGATTGAAACTGTCTGCCATGAGATGGTTCATGTGTGGCAGAGTGCCACTCGTAAGATGAAAGATAAGTTTCGGGGTGGTTACAAGAAACTCTGGAAATGTAAAGATGGTAAATATCGGAATTATTTGAATACTGCATATTATAAACAGCCTTGGGAAGTTGAGGCATACGAAATGCAGGGTAAACTTTTGGAATCCTTTAAGAAGGAATATGTGATATGAGTAAGATGAAAAACTGGATGATGGACATCGAAGATTTCTGTAATGGATATTCTTACGGTGGCATGAACGACTTCACTGTTGATGAGGTGGTTGAGGATGTTGGGATGTACTTTAAGAGCAAAGAAGCATCCAACTATGCCAAACGGTATCTCACAGAACAATTGGGCGAAGCATGAATCCTCTTGAAGCCTTAATTGTTGCAACTGCGATTGCTGCATCACCACCCATAGACAATCCCTCACCAGAGGGTGAATGTCTCGCATTGAATATGTACTATGAAGCAAGAAACCAAGGGACTGCTGGTCTTCTTGGTGTAACTGCTGTTGTATTGAATAGGGTCAATGACAAGAGATTTCCTAACTCTATATGTGAAGTTGTCAAACAGGGACCAACCAGAGAGAGCTGGAAAACCAGAAAGACCCTTGACAAAAGTGATGCAATATACTATCCTGTAAAGAATAGGTGCCAATTCTCTTGGTATTGTGATGGTAAGTCAGATGTTCCGAAGGAAAAGAAAATATACGCAAAGTTTTTGAATGTTGCAGAAGCAATTATTAATAATGAAATACCGTTCATGGATATCACGGATGGTGCTTTGTTTTATCATGCAGACTATGTAACGCCGGGATGGGCTAAGTCAAAAACTAAAACTGTAGAGATACAGGATCATATTTTTTACAGGTGGAATTGATGAACAAGATAGATGAATATAAGAAAAAGATAAACTATGATGCTTGGGAAGATGTGACAAAGCTTCCAAGAAAACTTTTTCAAGATGCTATTTTAGAGTACCATGCATCTAATTCAAAAAAATCTAAAAAATCTGAGGGGGAAACTGAAGAATGAAAGAATTTTTAATGATTATTTCTATGTGGGGCCAAACAGCTACAGGCGATTGGACATATATTGGTAATCAATATATCAACAATACCCTTATGACACAAGCAGTGTGTGAGGAAAAGATTAAGAGAAAGAACTGGTCTGTGATTGAAAAGAACCAATATTACAGGGTACAGTTTGATTGTATGCATATATCGAAGGAGGGCAAATGAACATATTCTATCTAGACAAAGACCCTATAGTTGCTGCACAGATGATGTGTGACAAGCATGTGGTCAAGATGATACTAGAGAGTGCTCAGATGCTCTCTACTGCTCATCGTGTACTTGATGGTGATGCATATGCAGACTTGGTAGGAATGTACAAGATGGCTCACAAGAACCATCCTAGCACTATATGGGTCCGTTCTTCTGTGAAAAATTACAAGTGGTTATATGATCACATGATTGCTCTTATGAAAGAGTATACGCACAGGTATGACAAACATCATGCTACAGAGAGGTTGATAGAACCTCTTAAAGACCCACCCATAATGTTGTTGGAAACCTTGCAAAAAGAATTTACTGATCCCCCTCAATGTATGCCAGATTATTGCAAAGGGGTTGACACGGTATCAGCATATCAAACTTACTATATAGTAGAGAAATCAGACTTTGCGACATGGAAACGCAGAGCAAAGCCGGGGTGGTTCAATGCGGAGAGAGAGTTACAGTGATTACATGGTTCGCCGACTTCGTGAAGAAAGAAGAGAACCAGACACAGTAGAAGTTTTTAAGAAAGATGTAGAGGAACGAACAGAAACTCTATATAATTGTTATAAACGACAAGCACAACTTGCTGAAGAAGTTTATAGACTACAAAAAAAAGTTTTATTATTGGGGGGTGATCCTCGACAATTGGAGTTAGATATATAATGCCAACATATATATTTCATGATGAAGACGAGGGTATAGAGTTTGAAGAATTCATGTCCATGTCTGAATTGGATTCTTACAAGAAAAACAATCCACATTTAAAACAAGTTCCATACCCCACTGCGATGGTGGGTGATCATGTCATGGGTGTTGGGCCCAAGGTAGATGGTGGTTTTCAAGAGAACATGCAACGTATTGCTGCAGCACATCCAGACTCCCCTATGTCAGAGAGGTGGGGTGGTAGCACCATGTCTCATAAAGAAATTAAAACTCGTAGGGCAATTGAAAAACATGCTAAAAAGGTTGAAAGACATGGGTGGTCTGCAAATAAAGGAAAGACGCTTGCAGATAAATAGATAGGTGGTGCGGGCGAGAAATCATACTTCAGCACCGATGCACAGCATTGAAGTAAGCTTGGAAGTCACTCCGCCCCTGCACCAGAGAGGGGGTAGTCTACCGCCCCCGACTCCCCCTCTCGCTTTTATTTTTTGAGGATTTACAATGGCTAGTAAAAAGAATAAAGAAATCAATCAAAGCAATCTAGTTGCAGTCAAACCTATTACGGACAATCAAAAGGTAGTTTTTGAGTCTTGGAAGAAGGGAAAGAACCAGTTCCTATTTGGTGCTGCTGGTACAGGTAAAACCTTTGTATCATTATATCTTGCACTTAAAGATGTGATGGATTTAAAGAAACCACACGATAAAGTTGTTTTAGTTCGTTCTCTCATTCCTACCAGAGAAATTGGTTTTCTCCCCGGCGATGAGGAAGATAAAGCTGCACTATATCAGGTGCCATATCAGAACATGGTACGCTTTATGTTTGAAGCAGCAAATGAACAACAGTTTAATTCCCTGTATGACCGTCTAAAGGGACAGGGGAGTCTGTATTTTCTATCAACTTCTTTTCTAAGGGGGTTGACATTTGACAACAGTATCATTATAGTAGATGAATGTCAGAATTTAAATTTTCACGAACTAGATACAATTATTACAAGAGTTGGACAAGACTCAAAGATTGTATTCTGTGGAGATTTTGGCCAGACAGATTTAGTGAAACAAAATGAAAGGAATGGACTGCATGACTTTCTGCGAATTTTGGAAGAAATGGAAGAGTTCAATTGTCTTGAGTTTACCATTGGTGATATTGTTCGTAGCGGTTTTGTTAGGTCTTATCTTATTAACAAAATTAAATTAGGAATTGATATAGAATGAACATAGAACAACTTAGAGAACAATTAGAAATCGATGAAGGGGTTAAATATGAGGTATACCTTGATCATCTTGGTTATGCTACTTTTGGCGTGGGCCACTTGGTTATTGAATCAGACCCAGAACATGGTGCCGAAGTCGGTACTGCCGTCAGTGAGTCCAGAGTCATTGAAGCCTTCGAGCAAGATTGCGAAAACGTCTTGCGAGACTGCAACATCTTATACGAAGATTTTGCCGATTTGCCAGAGGAAGCTCAGCAAGTGATTGCCAATATGATGTTTAACATGGGCCGCCCAAGGTTAAGCAAATTTAAGGGTATGAAACGTGGTGTGGATTCAAGAGATTGGAACGCAGCCGCAGATGAGATGGTTGACTCGGCGTGGTATCGTCAAGTAACCAATCGAGCAGATAGACTTGTTGAAAGGATTAGAGCTCTAGCATAATGTTTAATCATGTAGGGATAGAGTTGCAGCCTATAACAGCAACAACTACAGATGGTGTGCGTCTATATGAAACACCAGAAGGTAATAAGTATCCATCAATCACAACTGTTCTATCAACTCGTAACAAGAAGGGTTTGATGGAGTGGCGTAATAGAGTCGGTAACGAAGTTGCAAACTATGTTGCTGGTAAGGCCGCGGCCCGTGGAACTAAGGTTCACCATATGTGTGAGGATTATCTTAACAATATGGAAAGCAACTTTCCTGATAAGTGGGAAAAACACAAGAAGAATTTTCTACCGTTCTGTCTTTTTAAGCAGTTAAAGGAAAAGGTATTATGCAATATTGACAACATCTATGCACAAGAAGCCGGTCTATATAGTGATAAATATAAAGTAGCGGGCCGTGTTGATTGTGTTGCGGAATACAATGGTGTATTGTCTATAATAGACTTCAAGACATCAACTAAGGAACGTAAAGATGATTGGAATGACAGTTATTACATTCAAGGCTCTGCATATGCAGAAATGTTCAAGGAGAGAACAGACATTGAAATTGATCAAGTAGTAATTTTAGTAGTCACAGAAGATGGTACTGTGCAAGAGTTTGTAAAACAAAAACACGATTATCTAAATGCGTTAACGGAATCCGTTGAAGTATGGAGAAACCAAAATGAAACACCTAATATCAATAATGGCGGTGTTTCTGTTAATGGGATGTAATGTAACCAACAATATTCCCAAACAAACAGCGCCTGATAACAAAGTAAATGCTGTACACCTCATTAAAGATGAGGATAAGGAACCAATTAGTCCTAAAACACCTGATAAATTTTCTTTTGTCACGGTTCCAAAAGCTATAAGTTGTGCTCCGAATAACAAAATTCTAAAAAAACTTATGGAAGTGGAAGAAAAACCAATTGCATTATGGAAAGATGCTTTTCAAGGACATCAAGTTATGGTCTTTACAAATCAAAAAACAGGCACAACAACTATTCTAGAATATCCACCCTTGTTTGAAGGTGACTACGCATGTTTACTATCTATTGGTGTTGAAACTATATTATTACATAAGCCAGAGACACAAGGTATTAAAATAAAGTACTTGACAAATTAGCTATAATGTGGTATAAATATAATACAATTCGATGATGTGGATTGAAAGTCGGACAGGACGGGGGTGCGATACCCCCCGCCTCCACCAAAAGGAGATTAGTGTGGAACAGATATTGTTAGGGGGTTGTGATGAAGAACCCCTTAGTACGAAAGGTAAGTAAGTGGATGTTTAGAGCATATATCGTTTGGAGCATATGTGCAGATATAACCTTACTTGCCGGGATAATATACCTAGTCTTTTTTTGATGGGGGCGAAATAGGATCGACTGACGGTGAATAGAAAAACGGAGAGTTGTGGATTGGACGCCTCATAGTCCACTATAGTAAATGCAAACGATAACTTTGCATCTCAAGATTTCGCACTAGCTGCGTAATCGGATAGGGTTTCGGGGGTTTCCTAGTAACAGAATAACCCCCACTTTAAGGATTGCCACGTGGCGATTCAAACTTTGTCATGATAAGGAGATATTAAATTATGGCTACTACTACCCAGACCGCTAAGGTCGCTAATGCACTTGTGAATGGTGCAGAACTAACCGCAAAACAGATTTCTTCACGCTATGGTGTGAAAAATGTTCGTGCAGTTATCAGCAAACTTCGTTCAGAAGGTTTTTCAATCTATCTGAATAAGCGAGTATCGTCTTTTGATGGTGAGACATATATGAAGTATATGATCGGAACACCAACAAAAGCAGTTGTTGCTGCTGGTTACGCCGCTCTTCGTGGTTAAAGAGCACTTCATACTAACGCACTAAGGCGAGTATGATTTTATCCCAATGAACGAATTGTAACACATATCGTATCATATGGGTTAACATAAAAGGAGATAGTGTGTGAGTTTAGAAGCCTTCGTAAGAAAATCATTTATTCCTTCTGGCTTGAGGAACACACGAAGGGTGATGCCTTAATACATCCGTGGGGGGTCAACGGTTAACCCCCCAACTTTTAAAGGAACAAAATGAGTTTAAACACACCCAAGACATTCACATTAGAAATTGAAAAAATTGCAAAAGAAAAAGCAATTACACATATGGATGCTGTTTTGTGGTATTGTGAAAAAGAGGGTATTGAACCTGATACTGTTGGTTCACTAATATCAAAAGGTCTTAAAGAGAAGATCGAAGCAAACGCAAGAGAATTAAATTTTTTACCAAGACAGGCTCAACTACCGATATAGACAATGGAACCGATTGACGTTTACCTGATGTATTGCGCCATGAAAGCTCACTTCAGTAAAAGTAATTATGACTATGTGAAGTATGATGGAAAGACCAAAGTTTCCAGAGATTCCTTTTGGAAACGCAAGGACAGGTATTTCTTTGTTAAGATATCAAAGAAGTATGATGATCCAAAAGATTACTTCCTAGCAAACTTTATCAAAGATCGTAGAGGATACATTGCTAATTTCAGTGACGAAAACTATGAGTCATGGAAACTAAAACGGCAAGGGTTCTTTGATGAATTTGTTATTGAGATGACTCCTTTGGTAAAGGAGTTTGAACCATTGTTTAACTGTGTGGGCAGTCATCCTAAATTGTTAAGAGAATATCTTGGTAAGAGGATTTCACTAGAGACTATGATTATTCTTGATGAGTTGGTTGATTTTAGTGATAAGTGGGATAAAAAAATGTCTGATGATGTTGTCTGGCCAGATGTAAAAAAATTGATGAAAGATTATCAAAGGTTCTTGACAATTGATAAAAATAAGTATAAGATAAAACTATTGAAACTTATAGAGGAGTCCAGTTGTGGATAGCAAAGTTGAAAGGGTATTTGATTACCCAGACGAAAAAGAAACCTTGATCAAAAGGGTCAGGGAACTTGAGTTTGATCTTGCAGAGATGTCTGTAAAGAACGAAGAGCTGATGGAGAGAGTTAAGAAACTCGCAAACCGTCAACCCTCTTGGCCAAAGGGGTATCGCCCTCAACGGAGATTCCATAAAAACAAATAGAGTTTTGCCTCTATAGTTAAACGGTATAACAGTTGATTTGTAATCATCAGTTCTTAGTTCGATTCTAGGTGGAGGCACCATAAGGAAAATAATGCAAACTGACAATTTCATAATGGAGTTTGATAACTTCTATTCTAAAGAAGAGTGTGAAAAACTCATAACCATGTATGAGAGACATGCTGAAGCAGGACTTGTTCTTAATCGACAAGAGGGACAAGGTGCTTCTAGCAGTCTGGTTGACGATACTCAATTATTTTCTGATGATTTAATGTCATCGTTAGAGGTTAACGTCAATTCATGCTCATGGGTTGGTGAATTTGATAGACTTTTTTGGAAATATGCATATCCACCTTATAATAAAAAATATGGTATTCTTAATGATTATGAGGCTCATGGTAACAGGTACATGAAAATACAAAAGACGAAACCAGCACAAGGTTATCATATCTGGCACTGTGAAAACACATCTAAGGTTCATACTACAAGGATATTAACTTGGATACTTTACCTCAATACGATTGAAGAGGGTGGTGAATCTGAATGGTTGTATCTTTCCAAGAGATCAAAGGCACAAGAAGGTAAACTGGTCCTTTGGCCTGCTGGATTTACACATACACACAGAGGTAATCCTCCGTTGAAAGAAACCAAATACATTATGACAGGCTGGGTGGAGATGCATTGATGGAAGTTAAATTAGTAGATCATATGGGTAGTGACTTGTCTGTAGTCAATGCTGCTCGTGTATCATTTGCAAAAGAACACAAGGAATTTAATGATGTGGCAGATACCAAACTTATTAATTATCTTGCAAAACATAATCACTGG